ATGGGACACTATCATTTCATAGATGGCACAGCTTATGACGCATCAGCTTTCGGTGAAACAGATGCAACAACTGGAATATGGAAACCTAAAACTGCACCTAGTGTTACTTATGGTACTAATGGTTTCTTCTTAAAGTTTGAAAATTCAGGTTCTATGGGAACAGATAGTTCAGGTAATGCAAATAATTTTACTGTGAATGGTACAATGACACAAACAATAGATACACCTAGTAATGTTTTTACAACAGGAAATACTTTGAATGTACCAACCTCAAATCTACCAACTTTCTCTGATGGTAATAATACTGTTGCTATAGCAAGTGCATCAAGAGTTGGTTTAATTTCTACTTTGGGAATTACTCAAGGAAAATGGTATGCAGAATTTAAACTTACAGCAACATCTAGTGAAAATGCTAGTATAGGAATAACAGGAGAACCATCTGAATTATGTATAGATAATAATTTTGGTGGTCAAAGTGCAAGTAATGGAGTTTCTTATACAGCAGGTGGAACATTGTATGATGATGGTGTAACTACTTCTTCTTGGGGAGATAGTTTTGCTGTTAATGATATTATAGGTGTAGCAGTAGATTTAGACAATAATTATATTTATTTTTCTAAAAATGGTGTATTTCAAAATAGTGGTATCCCAACAAGTGGTGCTAGTGGAACGGGTGGAGTTTCTTTAACAAGTGTTGCAAGTGTAGTTGAGGGAGCTTATTTCTTTAATACTGGTTGTCTAAGTGTTACAAATACAAATACTATTTCAGCAAACTTCGGCAATGGATATTTCGGAACAACTCCAGTAGCTTCAGCACAAAATCCTGATGATGGAATTGGAATTTTTGAATACGCAGTTCCAACAGGTTATAAAGCACTTTGTACTAAATCAATTAACGCACAGGAGTACAGCTAATGGCACAGATAAATAAGCCGAATACATATTTTAATACTAAACTTTATACAGGTAATGGCTCTACAAATGCAATAACAGGAGTTGGTTTTCAACCTGATATGGTTTGGACTAAACGCAGAAGTGGTGTTGATAATCATCACTTATTTGATGCCGTCCGTGTAATCTCAAGTGTTCCGCAACGATTATTTCCAAACCTTACTAATGCTGAAGATGGGAACTTTGGTTCTCTTGATAGTTTTGATGCTGATGGTTTCACACTTGGTGCAAATGTTGCAACAAACGCATCTGGTCAAACATTTGCTTCATGGAATTTTAAAGCTGGTGGAACAGGTGTGTCCAACACTCAAGGTTCAATTACTTCTACTGTTTCAGCTAATACAACAAGTGGATTTAGTATTGTGTCTTGGACAGGTACAGGTGCTAATGCTACAGTTGGACATGGTTTAACTTCTGCACCTCAAATGATAATACTTAAAAATAGAGATTCTGCTGAAAACTGGATTGTTGGTAATACAAGTTTAGGTTGGACAAAATATCTAGCATTAAATCTAACAGATGCTACTACTACAGCTTCAAATATATGGCAAAATACAGCACCTACTTCTTCTGTTTTTTCTATTGGCGATTCAGGAAAAGTAAATGGTTCAGGTAACGGAATAGTAGCCTATTGTTTTGCAGAGAAAAAAGGTTTCAGCAAGTTTGGCAAATACACAGGTAATGGTTCTGCTGATGGTACATTTGTTTATACAGGATTTAAACCAGCTTTTGTTATGATAAAAAGAGATGGTAGTGGTGAAAATTGGACTATCAGAGATAATAAAAGAGATGGTTTTAATATTACTAATAAAACACTTAAACCTAATACTAGTGATGCAGAAGCATCTACTAGTGATTTTGATATAGATTTATTATCAAATGGTTTTAAATTAAGAAGCAATTCAGGACATTCTAATTCTAGTGGTCAAACTAACATCTACATGGCATTTGCAGAAAATCCTTTAGTAGGAACTAACAATATACCAACAACAGCGAGATAATATTATGACAAAAGCAAGAGATTTATCAAACATTATATCAGGCGGTTTTACAGCAGACGATATTCCTAATTTAGATACAGCTAAGATTACTACAGGAACTTTTGCTGCTGATAGAATTAATAATACTTCTTTAGCTAACATCACTTCTTTACCTTCTGGTGTGGGAGGTCTTGCATTACAATCAGTTCAAACAACAGGTTTCACAGCAGTAGCTGGTAGAGCATATCCTTGCAACACAACATCTGCTGAATTTACAGTTACCTTACCTGCATCACCTTCCGCAGGAGATACAATTCAATTAGTAGATTACGCAGGTACTTTTGATACCAATGCTTTAACAATTGATGGTAATGGAGAAGATATACAAGGTCAGGCATTTAATTTCTTATTAAATGGCGAAAGAGAAGGTGTTATATTAATGTATGCAGATTCTACACAAGGTTGGATTGCGACATCAGGAATTAATGAAGGCACAGATGCTTTATCTCCAGCAGATTATGATATAGAATTTTTAGTAGTAGCTGGAGGCGGTAGTGGTGGTTCAAGAATAGGTGGAGGAGGCGGTGCGGGAGGATATAGAACTTCTACTCAATCTGTAAGTGCAGGAACAGTAATTACAGTAACAGTTGGAGATGGCGGTGCTTTAGTTTCATCTATGCCAGGATTATCAGGTAACAATGGTTCAAATTCTTCAATATCAGGTTCAGGATTAACTACGATAACTTCTACTGGAGGCGGCGGCGGTGGTGCTTATCTTACTCCATCTAATTCTCCATCAACTGGAAGTAATGGTGGTTCAGGTGGTGGTGGTTCACTTAATTCAAATGGAGGAACAGGAAACACTCCAAGTACTTCTCCTAGCCAAGGTAATAATGGAGGAAATACAAGTTCAGGTAGAGGAGGTGGAGGTGGAGGAGCTAGTGCCGTAGGTGGTAATTCAACTACTGCAGCAACAGGTGGTAATGGAGGTGCGGGTACAGCTTCATCAATAACTGGTTCTTCTATTACAAGAGCAGGTGGAGGCGGTGGTTGTGCAGATACAACTGCTGGTACTGGCGGAGCTGGTGGTGGTGGAGCAGGTAATATTGGAGAAAATAATGCAACTGCTGGAGATGCGAATACTGGTGGAGGTGGTGGTGGTGCTAGAAATGGTGCTGATACTTCAGGAGTTCAATCAGGTGCAGGTGGAAAAGGAGTGGTTATACTTCGTATGCCAACTGCTAATTATTCAGGAACAACAACAGGTTCACCAACAGTTTTAGATGATGGAAGTTATAAAGTTTTACAATTTAATGGTTCAGGAAGTTACACAACATAGGAGATAAATTATGGCATCATTTGCAAAAATAGGATTAAACGGAAAAGTGATTGAGGTTCAATCATTAGTTAATGAAGTTTTACACGACAGTAATGGTGTAGAACAAGAAAGTATTGGTGTAGATTTCTTAACTAAACTTACAGGTTATCCTGTATGGAAACAAACATCTTACAATACTCATGGTGGAGTACATAATAATGGTGGAACACCTTTTAGAAAAAATCACGCAAGTATTGGATATACTTATGATGAAGACAGAGATGCTTTTATTCCATTTAAACCTTTTAACTCTTGGATATTAAATGAAGATACTTGTATTTGGGAAGCACCAGTTGCTAAACCAACAACACAATTAGAAGAAAATCAATATTACTCTTGGAATGAATCTACTATAAATTGGGAAGTAAAGGATAAGATAAATGAAAACAATTAAAAAACTTATTTGTAAAATCTTTCACAACAAAAAATGTGTTTGTTGGTATAAAAAAATAGAAAAAGGTACAAATTAACATGTTTCCATATACAGAAGACGAGTTTGAATTTATAAGCAAACAAGGAGCAATTCTGCATTAAAATTATGAAAGAAATACATGACCTCAACATTGAAATTGAGAGAGTTAAAGGAGATATAAAATTAATTCGTCAATCAATTGAAATTATTGAAACAAATCATTTAACACACATTGAGCAAGATATAGCAAGCATACGTAAAGTAATGTGGACTGTTGGTTTTATGGTTTTTGGACAATTTATAATTATTATAAAAGACATATTATTACCTTAATGTTTAAATTAACTGCTGTAATATGTTTTTTATCTATGGGTGTTAATAATTTAGATTTATGTATCAAAGGTGAAATACCAATGATGTATTCTACTTATGAAGAATGTTTTAAAGCTGGTGAAGAAATTATTGATTATATGAATCCTGATTTAATTGCTAGAAATATTGCATTAACATTAACTTGTGAGAAATCAAAATATCAAAATGCTACCTATATTAGGCTTCCTATTTAAAAATCCAATAGCAAAACTTGTTGTTGACAAGACTATTGGTGCTGTGCAACATCATTTAGAAGTTAAAAAAATAGAAAGAATAGCTGAAATTGAAGCTGCAAAAACAGTTCAATTACAACAAGTTATTTCTAGTGAGAAATCTTGGAAAGATGAATGGTTAACTATATTTACAACTTTTGGAATATCTATGTGTTTTATTCCTAGTATGCAACCTTTTATGATTAAAGGTTTTGAGATTATAAAATCAGCACCAAGCGAACTGTTATATGCAATATTAATTGTATATTGTGGTAGTTTCGGTATGAATATGTTAGATAAGTATAAAAAATGACATTTGGAGATGACCCTTTTGGGATAAATAAAAATGAAAACAATAATAAAAAAGGTATGAAACCACTGACTTTTTTTATAATATATTTAATTATGTGGTATATATTTTCACATCACTTTTTTTAAATTATGAATAATTGTATATATAAATTATGGATAGGCATTTGTTGTCTATTAAAATCATGTAAATGTAAAAACATGCAAAAAGATATTGATAACTTAAATCCCTTTAAATATACTGGGATGTAACTAATGAGGTAATTAATGTATAGAAAATTTCTAAGATGTTTATTAACTATTGTAAGTAGATGGGAAAATAAGCTTTGGAAAGAACTATATGTTTGTAATCTTAAAAAACCTAAAGGAAAAAAATAATGATAATATTTGGATATACACCAGAAGATATTAAAGCAAAAGTAATTGATAATAAATATAAAATAATTGCTTTTGTAATTTATTCTCTTTTATTACTGTCTCTATAGTAATGGCTAAGAAAGCACAACAAGTATTTTCTCCTAGAAAGAGAATAAAACGAAAAGGCAGACATTCAAAGAAAGACAAAAATGATTATAGAGGACAAGGTCGTGGAAAATAGACCAGTAGAAATGAAATCATGTTCATGTGGAAAAGAATATTCCTCATGTCAATGTAATAATCAATCTACTATTGATAAGATTATTAAAGAATTACCAGAATTATTAGTTTCGCATGCTTATGCAAAGCTTAAATCAGGACAAGATTTAACTGCTTCAGAAATGAAAGTATGTTTAGATGTATGTAAAACTTATAGTTCTCAGAGTTTACAAAAGAAACCTGACAACATCTTAGATGATGTACCATTTGATATAGATGGATAATAGAATAAAAAACTTTAAAAACTTTTTATATCTTTGTTGGAAACACTTAAATTTACCAGAACCAACACCGATACAGTACGATATAGCTGATTATTTACAAAGTTCTGAGAAAAGACTTGTTATTGAGGCCTTTAGGGGCGTAGGTAAGTCTTGGATTACATCAGCATTTGTTTGTCACCAGCTTTTATTAAACCCACAAAGAAACATTTTAGTGGTATCTGCTAGTAAATCAAGAGCAGATGACTTTAGTACATTTACACAAAGACTTATTGGTGAAATGCCAATATTAAAGCATTTAGTACCTAGAGATAACCAAAGAAGTTCTAAGGTTAGCTTTGATGTAGCCCCAGCGACTGCATCTCATGCACCATCAGTAAAATCTATGGGTATTACAGGTCAATTAACAGGTTCACGTGCTGATTTAATCATTGCAGATGACGTAGAATCCGCTAATAACTCACAAACGCAGCTTATGCGTGATAGATTAGGTGAGACAGTTAAAGAATTTGATGCGATTATCAAGCCTGAAGTAGGTAGGATTATCTTCTTAGGCACACCACAAACAGAGATGTCATTGTATAATGACCTTGAAGAACGTGGTTATAAGACTAGAATATGGACTGCATTATACCCAACTAAGACACAAATGATTAGTTTTGGTCATAAAATAGCTCCTATGATAGCTAAAATTACAGATAAAGAGGGACAACCTACAGACCCTAAGAGATTTGATGCAGTTGATTTGTTAGAAAGACAATCATCTTACGGTAAATCTGGATTTAATTTACAGTTTATGTTAGACACTACTATGTCTGACGCTAATAGATACCCATTAAAGCTAAACGATTTAATTGTTATGTCTGGATGTTCTACATGGAAAGAAGCACCAGACAT